ACGTCGGGCGGTGTCACGTATAACGTGTTTTCGTTTACGGCTAGTGGGACGTTGACGGTTTCCGCTGATGGTGTGGTGGATGTGCTGGTTGTCGGCGGGGGTGGAGGCGGGGGCACACTCGCTGGAGCAGGTGGTGGTGCTGGCGGCGTCAACTCCACCACATCGGTCTATCTGCCTGCTGGTTCTTACACAGTCACCGTTGGCGCCGGTGGAAACGGAGCATCTGCCGACACGACCTATCGCGGCCCCGGCGCTAATGGGACGTCGTCCAGCATTGGGGGGATCGTTGGTGTCGGTGGCGGTGCTGGCGCTGGTTCTGGTGGCGGTGCTGGAGCGCGTGCCGTTGGCTTCGTTGGTGGTTCGGGCGGTGGTGGTGGTGCGCTTTCTACTTCCGCAGGTGGCACAGGCGTTTCTGGTCAGGGCAACTCGGGCGGTCAGGGTGTCAACAACACGGCTGGCGGCGGCGGCGGTGGTGGAGCGGTTGGCGCTGCAGGTACTGGCTCGGCTGGTGGCGCTGGTGGCGCTGGTGTAAGCAACACGCTTCAGACTGGTTCGGCGCAGACGTATGCGGGTGGTGGTGGTGCGGGTACTTACGCGCAGACGCTTGGCGCGGGTGGTTCCAGCATTGGTGGCGCGGGTACGAGCAACAGCACGACGGCTGGCAGCGGCACGGCGAACACGGGTTCGGGTGGCGGTGGTGGTGGCTTTGACGGCACTAACGCTGGTGCTGGCGGCGCTGGCGGCTCAGGCATCGTCATCGTTCGCACTATCGCAGCGAACAACCCAATCCCTGCCGGTGTTATCGCTTCCGGTGGCACGCTGACAACGTTCACGGGTAACGGCACGGTTGGTGTGAATGGGCAGAATTATAATGTTCATTCGTTTACGTCGTCTGGCACGTTCACGGTGACTAATGCGGGTTTTGTTGACTGCCTTGTTGTAGGCGGCGGCGGTTCCGGTGGTTGGTCTGGAAATGCTACCTACAAATCTTCCGGCGGTGGTGGTGCTGGTGGTATGTACGACACCACACAGGCAGGACGGCAATCCGTTTACATGCAAGCCGGTACCTACACCATTACCGTTGGCGCTGGCGCAAGCGGCATCACTGGTGTTACTGCCGGACAGATAAATGACGGAAACGCCAGCAATATCGGATCATTGATTGTTGTCCCCGGTGGTGGTGGAGGTGGTGGAGTCAATGCTGCCGCTGAGAACATCAGGTCCGGACAGGGTGGTTCAGGCGGCGGCATGGGAGGACTCAACGCAACCGTTGCTTTGGGCATAACAAACCTTGGTAATAACGGCGGCAGCGGTGTCACTGGTGCTACTGGCGGTGGTGGCGGCGGTGGCGCGGGCGCTGTTGGCGGAACGGCCACTTCGAATACGGGTGGAGCGGGTGGCTCTGGTTTGGCTTCTTCCATTACAGGCACATCTACAACTTATGCGGGTGGCGGTGGCGGTAATGGAAACACGACTGGTGGTGCTGCTGGTTCTGGCGGTGGCGCGGCTGGTGCTTCTGCTGCTGGTTCGCCGGGAAATGCGACTGCAAACACGGGCGGTGGCGGTGGTGGCGCTTACAACACAACGTCTGGCACTGGCGGTAGCGGTGTCGTCATTATTCGGTATGCGGCTTAGGGAGAGTTATGTCTATCAATAAACTTTCAACTCTCACGGGTGCCGGTTCTACCGCTCCTTCTGCTGGTCGTTTCGCGCAAACGTCGGGCGGCACGATCACGTCATATAGCAGCGGTGGTGTGACGTATCAGGTGCAGACTTTTACTGCGTCGGGCACGCTGACGGTGAATAGCAGCGGCTGTATTGACTTCCTCATCGTTGGTGGAGGCGGAGGCGGTGCAGGCGCTACTGCTGGTACGGCTGGCGGTGGCGGAGGTGCGGGTGGGGTTTATTACGCCACAAGCGTTTTTGTTCAAAATGGTTCTTACACTGTGACCATTGGCGGCGGAGGTGCCGCTGGGGCAGCCGGAAGCAATCTCAACGGAACCAATGGTGGAACTTCGTATCTTGGAACGTTTTTTAGTCCCGGTGGAGGCGGCGGATGTGGCGGTTACCAGTATGGAGCGCAGGGACCGTCAGGTGGTTCTAGCGGTGGCACATGTAATAGCGGTCCTGTTGGCGCCTATGTCACGGGTCTTGGAAATGCTGGCGGTCTTGGTGCCGTAAGTGCTGGTTGTGGTGGCGGCGGTGGCGCTGGTGCTGCTGGTTCCGCTCGTTCTGGCAACAACGGTGGCAATGGTGGTGTCGGTTCAGCCGTTTCTATTACTGGAACTTCTGTTACTTATGGTGGAGGCGGAGGTGGAGGCGGTTACGCCTACTCCACGGCTGGGACTGGTGGAACTGGTGGCGGCGGCAACGCTGGCAACAATGGTGGTGCTGCTGGCGGTGTTGGGACTGTGAACACTGGAGGTGGTGGCGGTGGTGCTGGCGGAGATTCTGGTTCCGGTAACGGTGGTGGCACCGGTGGTAGCGGTGTCGTTATTGTTCGTACTGTTATCGGTGGCACCGCTGCTGGTGTAGCCGCTAGTGGTGGCACGGAAACCACCTACACGGGTAACGGGTCCACAACCGGTGTAAACGGTCAGGGCTATAAGGTGCATACCTTTACAGCATCAGGAACTTTCACCGTTAACGCTCCCGGTTTTGTCGACCTTTGCATTGTCGGCGGTGGTGGTGCTGGAGCAACTGGTTCCTACAGCGGTGGCGGCGGCGCTGGAGCGATGTTGGATACCACCCAGTCCGGCGGTCAGCCCGTGTATTTGCAATCTGGCGCCTACACAGTAACTGTTGGTGCTGGTGGCACAACTCAGATTGCCCATCATAACTACGTTTCTTCTCCCGGCAATAACGGTATTGCTTCAATGATTGGCCTGTCGGCTATTGCTCCCGGTGGTGGCGGTGGTGGCGCAGAGCAGTACGTGTACAACGCGACTGCCGAATACGGAAGTTTTGGCCTCAACGGTGGTTCTGGCGGTGGTGGCGCTGGCGGAACATTTGCCGTTAGTTACGCGGGTGGCGCGGGTATCAGCGGACTTGGCAACTCCGGTGGTACTGCTGCGTCCACCACGGGCGGCGGCGGTGGCGGAGCGGGAAGCGTTGGAGGCAACGGCGCTGGTTCTACCGGCGGTAACGGTGGAACTGGCAAAACTACATATATTTCGGGGTCTGCTCAAACTTTTGCCGGAGGTGGCGGCGGAGGTGGCAGTACTGGAGGAACGGCAAGCACTGGTGGAGGAAACGGTGGTAACGCGACTGGTACGTCAGCGTCTGCCAACTCTGGTTCCGGTGGAGGCGGCAACAACAGCGGCGGCGGTAGCAACTACGGCGGTGCCGGCGGCTCGGGCGTCGTCATTATTCGGTACGCGATCTAACTAGAAAGGAAACAGTTATGCCATTTCATAACGCACACGCAGCGAAAGTGAACGAGGACGGTGTTGTCGAACAGGTCATCGTGATCCCTTACTGCAACGACAATGACGCTGAGGTTACGGCGTATTGCAACAGCATTGGTCTAGCGGGTAAGTGGCTGGATACCTCATACGTTGGGGCGAGGAGATCCAAGTATGCGGGCGTGGGCGACCGTTATGACGCGGAACTGGACGAGTTCGTCTCTCCCGTTGTTGAGACACTTGATCCTGCCGCGTAACAGCCACCGACCTTAAGCCCCGCTTCGGCGGGGCTTCGCTATTTCTGGAGACATTGAATGCCCGATTGGATCGACACACCACCCGAAGTACTCACGCTAGTCACGATCATCGGCACGCTCATGGGTGCGTTGTTCTTCATCGTCGATTCACGGGTCCGCAAGACGCTCGCCGAACTCAAACCAAATCACGGTTCATCCCTGCGCGACGCAGTGGACAGGATCGAAACAAAGATCGACGGCCACATTCAATGGCATTTGGAGGACAAATGATCTGGACAATTTCTTTCTGGAAACAGACCGCTGAAAGATGCATAAAGACCGCCGCCCAGACTGGGGCGGCGTTTTTTGTTGTGGGCACTACTGGTGTTGCTGACGTGGATTGGGCAACGATGGCGGGCATTTGCGGTGTTGCTGCTCTTGCGAGCGTGCTGACCTCTATTGCTTCCACTCCGTTCGGTCAGGCTGATTCGCCGTCTTTGGTGAAGGTGGACTAGTGGCCGCGAAGACGATCACGTCGATCAATGGTTGGCCGGTCATCCTCAAGAGCAGTGATCCGGCGTTGAAGGACTTTCTCATTCCGGGCACGAAACGCAAGATCAAACTTCGTAAAGATGTCGGGGGATACCTTGTCGCATTTGCTGCCGAATACCACCAGAAGATCCGACCTATTGATGAGGGGCTTCTGGACGACTGGGGCTGGTGCCCTCTTCGCAACGGTCGCGCATCGAACTCTCCTTCTGACCATTGCGCTGGTGTCGCCGTTGATCTGGATGCTGCAAAGGAAGGATCGCAGGGTTCGGGCAACAGGTGGTGGATCACTAACCCCGTGAAGTATGTGGCGTTGAAGTCTCTGCTGAAGAAGTACCGCCTTCTGGAGGCTGGCATCACGTATTCCACAAAGTATTGGGATCCGATGCATTACGTGATTAAGCATCCTGATCCGGCTGGCGTGAAGGCCGAGATGGTTCGTATGGGGATTGCCGCTAACGGCACTGTCAAGTAGGGGTTATGGCATATAACAAGGAGATACCCGGTCCCTTTCCGGTAGCACTTGGTGTCGATGTTATTGATCGCCTTGCCCGCTATGACCGTTCGTCGTTTGCTGCCGACTATGCGATTGGTAATCAGGCGTGGCTGTCTGCCGCGTCTGATAACAATAAGATTTCCCGCATGACTACGCAGTATCAGAAGGAGCGTGTCGATCAGGAGGCGGCTGCTGGTGAGAACTCGTTGTCGAACTGGTGGCTGCGTTCTGCCACGACGTGGCATCGTGGTACTGGCAGTAATTTTTATGATGCTGATGCGACTGACTTGTACCGGTTTCGTGAGTCGTGCAACGTGGATGTGTGGACGCAGGGGCAGGCTAGCCTGCTGAAGGACACGGATGTTGTGTCTGCTGGTGGCGCTATTGCGGTGGAGAACTGCGCGTCTGGGTTCTGGTTCATTCGCTCTAACGCCCTGTACTTGTACAGTACTAGTACCAGTTCTGCTACGCAGGTGACTGCTGTCACGACGAACGTGTATGCGTTGACGGTTGATGGTACGTCTGTGGTGGTTGCTACTGCTGATGGCGTGTATGCGGTGAGTGAGTCGGCGTTAACGGCGACGAAGTTGTATACCGCTCCGGGTTCTGGTTGGAATCCGCAGGTGATCGCGTACGTGAAGTCGCGGTTGATTGTGTGTGCTCAGGTGACGGATGCGCTTCCGATGCGTGTGTTTGAGTTGAGCCGCAATCCTGTTTCCCCTCCTGTGACCGTGTCGTTGTCTACTGATTCGAAGTATTCGTATCAGTCATCGTCACTGGTCTTTAATGATGTGACGGAGGTATCGGGTGCGATACTTGTGGCTGTCACGTCGGGTACGAAGTCTCGTGTGTTGTCGTTCACGGTGGACAATTCGTCCACCGGTAACGCCGCGTTGCTCACTCCGATTGTGGTGGCCGAGTTTCCCACGGGTGAGACGGTTAACCGGATGCGCGGGTACTTGTCTACGTACGTGATCCTTGGAACGTCCAAGGGTTTGCGTGTTGCGGAGGAGTCCAGCAACGGTAGAGGTTTCACGTATGGTCCGATCACTATCCCGTACTCAATTAGTCATTTCACTATGAACGGCGAGTTCGTGTACGCCACTCGCTCTACTCAGTATTTGAATACGACTGGGTTGTGGCGGTTGAATCTTGGTACTTCCATCAGTCTTACCGGTAGTAATTCGTTCACGATTACGTCAACTGCTTACGCCTACGCCTCTGATGTGAGCATCGCGTCTACTGACGCTCCGGTTGCGGTGACGGTTCTTGGTTCAACTGGCCGCATGGTGATTGCTACGGCGAACAATATTTATGCGGAGAACGCTACGAGACTGGCGGAGACTGGCTATATCGATTCTGGTTTCATCCGGTATGGCACTACTGAGGCGAAGCAGCCGGTGTCGTTCAGTGTCCGTTCGTCGGGTACGGCGGGAACCATTGGTGTTCGGGTGCAGAACTCGTCGTACGAGAACGTGTCTTATGGTGCGGTGCCAATCAATCAGACGTTGAACATTCCGTTGTCCGCGAACCTGTATCCGAATCCTGAGTTTGAGATCCGGGTGTCGTTGTCACGTGACACGACGGATACGACTCTGGGTGCCACTCTTCTTGAGTGGCAGTTGCGTGCGTTGCCAGCCCCGATCAGGTCGCGGACGATCACCCTTCCTTTGCTGTGTTTCTCTGAGGAGAGGGATGTGCTGGGGAATGTGCGGGTGGTGAATCCGTGGACGCGACTGCGGGCGTTGGAGCAGTTGGAGCAGTCGGGTGGTTCCTGCTTGTATCAGGATTTTTCTACGGGCGAGGAACGGTTGTGTGTGGTTCGGGCTGTGCAGTTTGAGCAGTCCAGTCCGCCGTCGTTTGTGAATGGTTTTGGTGGCGTGTTGACGGTGCAGTTGCAGACGATTGACGTTGAGGTTGTTTCGTGATTTCGACCGTCCCTGTTGTGGTGGAAGGTCAGCGGGACAGATTGGTGGGTCGTGTCCGGCAGGTTTTGAATGTGACGGGGGATGATGTGTTGGATCGTCCGTTGATTGAATTGGTGCGTGGTGTTCAGGTGGCTAACCGGATGCCGGGGCATGGCTTGTTGGATGAGGCGACGTTGTCGCTGTTTGGTATTACCGTGTATTGATTGCAAGAGTAGAGGGGCAGCCGTTGTGGCTGCCCCTCTTTTTTCTTTCTAGGCGTTCTTTGGTATGTCGTTGATATTGGTTGCGATGATGTTGTGTCGTGACTTTGATAATGCACTGAGGTTGAACGTGTCTAGTAAATCTTTCCAGCATTTCTCGCATAGGTCGCCGCTGTAGCGGACGGTTCCACGGCGAGCGGTGTACGGTTTAACCGCTTTCTTCTCTTCGCGGATACCGCACCTGTCGCAAGCGATTATTTGTAGTTTCATTTTCCATTCTCCTTCACCCCGTTTTCGAAATTGAGATCACGTTTGGTGCGGACAGGCTGGGGAACATTTCTTCGCCCCGCAGGAGCCGGTCGCGTTTGACGCGGTCTGCGGTGAGTCCGAGGTATTTCTCAGTCATAACGACTGAGGAGTGGTGAAGGTGTGCTTGAACGATTTTTAAACCTCCATCGATTGTTTGCTCGTTCAGTTCATCAAACCATGCGCGTGCGCCGCTTCGCCTGAGTAGGTGGAAGCCTTGCCAGTGGGTGTCTTCCCAGCCGTACGCGGTCAAGTTCTTTTTGACTATCTCTTCGGGTCGGGAGATTTTGGCTGTTGGGTTGAGGCCAAGTGTCCCGAACCCTTTCTGGTATTTGGCTGGAACCAAATGCCATTCGGGCTTGAGGGGTCCGGCCTGTTCTGCGTATGCCACAAACCACCTTCTCAATTCGCGATCCAGTTCTTTGGATATAGGCATGATGTCGTAGTCACCGGTTTTGTGGACAGTCACTCCGACAGTTCCTTCGTTGAGATTTACATCACGTATCCGCAGGGTCACGATTTCGCTGGCACGTAGGAACAAGTAGAGGCCAAGGCTGAGGGTTGCACGGTCGCGGGGGTCTTTGGCGCAGTCAAGGAATGCGGGGAACTCGTTGATGGCTAAGCGGCTGCGTTCCTTCTTGGGCACCCGCTTGTAGCGGGAACCCATCAGGGGGTCCACGTCGATGCCCATGTACTTCCTCATCCGGCACCACTTGAAGAACGCAGACAGGCAGGACTGCACCATGTTGACGGAGGCAGCGGATCGGGTGGTTGAGGCGAGTTGCAGGGTCTTGATGAACGACCGGTCATCTATGTCAGATATGAGGTAATCGTCACCGAGGGCGGCTCGCATGATCTTGATGGCGGACCTGTCGTTCCGCACGGTTGCCCGTGCGAACCCTTGGGTCATGCGCCAGTGAACGTATTCGGTTTCTGCTGCTGCGATGGTTTGTCTCATAACCTGTGATGTTATGTCCCGCAATCACCCGAAGTCAATTGATTGAAGGAAGTGTTGAATGCAGGATGTACGTGATGCTTAGGCTACAAATTTGAGAGTTGATAGTTGCAATGTGTTTTTGGTGCAATTATTAGGCTATTCTGATTGCGGGATGTAGGTTCACGTTTCAAGGGGAGGATTACAGGATGCCTGCAAAGCGCAAGATGCCTTCAGATTCGACGTTGGAGAAGTGGCTGGCCGAGGGGCTGGATCATCATGCAATCCAACGCAGGATTTTTGAACGCGAGGGAGAAGAAGTTGCCATTTCAACTATCTCTGGGCATCTCTCCCGTATCGGATTAACCAACCGGATCCGCTATGACGACTTCATTCCGTGGGGTCGCATTGCAACAGACCACAACCACGCCTATCAGTTGACGATGCTTCGCATCGGTGCCCGCCTGAAGCACGGTCTGCCCGTCCGGCAGACGGACAAGGCGCGGTACGAGGATTGGGCGGAGGCAATCAAGGAGAAGGGCGTGGTCGTGCATTACGAGCGCGATTCACCTGATGGCTTCTACTATGTCGCTGCCCGGAAGGGCATCGACACTGGTCTTGTTCGCGATCCCGCTGTGCC